TGGAGAACAAGAAGAAGGACAAGAAGGATGACTGGCTGGCCAAGCAGCAACAGAAATTGATTGAGTCACAGCTAGCCAAGCAACTTCAGGCGGCTTGAAAATTCTTGACTCTCGAATGTCAATCTTGTAATCATAATATCAATGGCTGCTAAACCTTTAATCAAATGCTCCTGCTGTGGCGGCAGCGGTCGCACCAAACTTCCCGCCATGCTCCAGAAGGGGTTTGAATCGTTGTCCTCATTGAATATCGCCACGGTGGCGGAGTTCTCGCGTTGCAATGGCAGCGAACTCACGGCGTCACATCACCTGATGCGCCGACTGGTTCTGGTTGGAGTTGCGGAACGGGTGGCGGGTTCGGCTCCGGCGAAATACCGGGCACTGAAAAGACGGGGGTGCAAAGTCGGGAACGCTCCTCGCCCAGCTTCCGCAGTCTGACATTCTCCAGTCGTTTTATCTTCCGGAATTGTTTGTCGGCGGTGTAGAGTTTCATGATGGTTGATTGCTTCTCGCTTTTTTCTCCGCAACTTTATCATTCGCGTGACGGATCGCGGCGGTCGCGTCATGCAGGCCAAGGGAGTAGCCGAATTTCAAACACTCCTCCGCGAATTGTTGACTGCCGGGTTGCCCAAATCGGCGGCAGAGTTCCCAGGCGTCGTTATCGAATTGTCGTTGTTTCATGCTCATGAACTGGATTTAACCACATCAAATTATTTTGTAAAGATTAAAATTGACATCTCGTGTTCAATCTGAGAATCTCGCTTCCAGTGAAACGCAAAAAAGACCAACCCAAAGACGCTTACTCGGGACCGCTGTTTGCGGTGGGGGAGACGGTGAAAATCTTGCGCCCAAGTTTATGGAGCGGCTGCGTTGGCGAGGTGGTCTTTGTGGTTAGTGGAGTTCACCGAATCAAGATCAACGCGAAGGCAGATGGCTCGACCTGTTCGACGTTTCATGCGGACGTTTTGGGAACGCAGCTTCAGGATTTTATTTAACTATGAACACCGAATCAAAAACACCTTTGACGGACAAGCTATCCAAAGAATGCGGCTCGTTTGAGCAGTTCATTGCTGAGTTTGAAAAGCTTGAGGTTAAGCTTGCGGAGGCGAATGAGGAGTTAGCGATTGCTTTAATTCCAACAACAGTTGATGCGGTTGAGCGTGAGGAATTTCGTCAGGCGATAGCGACTTTGGAAACCCGCCACGCGGCCACAATGCTTCACACGCAGTCTGTCGTTGACGAGAACACAAAACTCGCCGCCCGCGTGGTGGAGTTGGAGAAGGCGTTTGGACATACCAACGTCAAACCTCCTGCTGGAATTGATAAGCGACAAGGAACATGTCTCAAATGCGGCGAATTGTTCTGGCTTCACTTGGAGCATTTCTGCAATCCATCCACCGCCCTACAACATCTGCAAGACTTGGAGCGCAAGGCGAAGGCGTTGGATTGGTTGAATGAAGGCAGGCTACACGACTTGAGCGATTGGATGTTCCTGTTTGGAAAAGGTGAATCCGTGCTTGATGCCATTGAGAAAGCGATGAAGAAAGACTAGCCATGCCTGACCGTTTCTCACCCCCAACCTACGCCGACGAGTTTGGTAATTGCGCGGGATGCGGCGAACGCAAACATTACACCGCACTCGATGACGACGGGCTATGTCAGGAGTGCCAACCAGAGAAGGAAGATAAAAGTGATGAGTGATCAAAAGCTGTTAGCCATCGACCCCGGCGCCAAAGGCGGACTCGCCTGGACGGACGGATTGGAAACCTCCTGTTGCAACATGCCGGAGACATTGGGCGACATCGTGGAAAAATTGCGCGAGTTGTCGGCGGCGGGAATCCGCGTGGCGTACTTAGAGCAAATTGTGGGCTTCATCCCAATGGCCAGCCCTGCCGCGATGTTCTCGTTTGGTCAGAACTTCGGTCAGGTTCAGGGCGCGCTGGCTGCGTTGAATTTTCGCGTCATCGAGGTCAGGCCGGCAAAATGGCAGAAGGAATTGAGTTTAGGAAACAAGTCGGATTGGTGCGATAAGAAGCAGTGGAAAACGCATCTGAAATCAAAAAGTCAGCAGCTTTATCCGCTTTGCAAGGTTACACTATCGACCGCAGATGCTTTGCTGATATTGCATTATGCCGAACGCCAACAATAGGAAAATCTTGAAAAGCAAACACGGCAATCTAAAACATGGAGATTTGAAAAACGGGAAAGTTTTTTGGGGATACAACAACTTATCTAAGAGTGGATACGGAGTCGCTGAGATGTGGTATTTCCCAGAGGCGTTTGAGAGAAAGAAAAAGAAGAACAACGAAAGGGCTGGAAGGTTTGCAAAAACTGAAGCCGGAATGAGAGTTAAGCGCAAAAGTGTTTTGAAAAAGTTTGGATTGTCGATTGATGAGTATAATAAAATTTTAGCAAAACAAAACGGAGTTTGCGCTATATGTAAAAAACCTGAAACAGTTGACTTCTTTAAGAATCTTGCAGTGGATCACTGTCACTCGACAGGAATAATAAGAGGGCTGCTTTGCAATAGATGCAATACCTGCATTGGAAAGTTTGAGGACAAGATAGAGCTTTTTCATGCGGCTATAAAATACATAACCGACAACTCGCTTTAATTATGGCAACAATTCATACATTCGTCGCGGACATTGTAGATCGTATTCCCGCAATGTCCCAAGACTCCCCTGACAACAACCGGATGCTGCTGGAGAATCTGACGCTGGAGTTTTTGGAGGAGAAGCGTCAGGAGTGGGTCGCTGAGTGGTGCAAGTATCCGCAAACAAATTTCGTAGAAACAATCCCTCATTAACATGAACGACAAACCCATCATCAAACTGAAAAACTATGGCAAGCTATAACCGCGTAATACTCATTGGAAATCTCACTCGCGATCCCGAATTGCGTTACACTCCCAAAGGGACGGCCATTGCGAAGATTGGTGTCGCCGTGAATCGCGTCTGGACGAACGAGGCTGGCGAGAAGAAAGAGGAGGTGACATTCGTTGATGTCGATGTGTTCGGGCGAGCTGCCGAGAACGCTGGACAATATCTCCGCAAGGGCCGCCCTGTCATGATTGAGGGACGGCTGAAACTCGACCAGTGGGACGACAAGCAGAGTGGCCAGAAGAAGTCCAAGCTGGGAGTGATTTGCGAGACGATGCAATTTCTTGGTGGACGCGAGGAAGGCGCAGCGCCAGCCGAACGCAAACCGATAACTACCAAACCGAATGAGCCGACGGTGGCGGGGGATGGGCCGGTTGAAGTGGACGAATCCACACCGTTCTGACAAATGAAAACAAACATCACTGCCTACGTTCATAGTTGTAAAGAATCAATGCTAGACCTCGGTGCCGCCAACGGCATCAGTGGCGAGGCGTTGGAAAATTTCAAATACGCGCTGAGTGAGGTGAAGATTGAGATGCGAGTTGATACTGAAACTGGTGACGCGCAAATCGTGAAGGTGAACGGTAATCATATTCTGCCGTGAAACTCACTCCCGAAATCATGCGGGCGCGATTGAAAATGCCGGAGCCGACGCGGGTGAGGCATCCCGTTTACGAAGTGCTGGGCGATCCTGAGCCGTATTGCGTTTCGGATGTGAACTCGTTTCAGTTGAACACCAATCCTAGATTCCGATTCTCCAAACAGTTGTTCCGGGAGGATGGCGCGGTTTATTGGGCCTGGACACTGGATGGCAGGACGCCGGTGTTTCCGATTCCGATGGAGGATGAATTATGAAATGCGAAGTTGAAAAGATTTTTGCTGAGGCTGCTGAGATGAGTCCCAAGCCGCCAGTCGATGAAGACCCATACGAGTCTGAGGAATATCAAAAGTTTGTGGCAAGCATGGTGGAACATTGTCACTGCTGCGAAAGAAACCGTCCGTGTGATGGTGTGCTGGCGGGTGGGATTTGCGATGGCGTCAAGGAGTCTGAATTTGAAGATTCATTTGATGACTCTCGGGAATAGGCACATCGCATTGGATCGCATAGCCCCTGTTATGATTGTCTACCTTGACCACAAAAAACTCACCGCCCTGCGCGAGCAACTCTTTGACGCGCGGAATGTATTGCTCGTTCGTGACGGACTCTTTGATGCGGCGGCGTGACATTTTATGACTCCCGAACAAATCCTCCTCAAGTGTGGGTTACACCCCAGCAAGTTCAAGAAGTATGTGGTGAAGATAGAGGCGCCGCTCCCGCCCGACATGACGAAAAAGAAGCTGGTCAATTGGGAGAAGGGATTGACCTCGAATGGCGGTGTGAGGAAAAGAGCGTTATGAAAAATTACACTCCTGAAGAAATCATGAAGGCGCACCAGATTTGTTACTATGTCGCCTCCAGTCCGATTTGGGGTGACTTTGAGTATGACCGCTTTTGTGAACTTAACGGACTCAATGGTAATGGTGGATCGGATGTGCTGGCGCATTACGATGCCAGGGTGATCGTGTTGGCAGACGATATGGTGAAGCATCCGGAGAAATATCCGGTGCCGCGAGAGGTGTATCAATGAGCCTCAGATTGCCGCCATGCTGTGTGGCTGAACTGCCAAAGTCCTGATTTTTAGTTGCAATGGGTGGGTGGGGTGGTAGAAGTTCACTCCTCATCGTCCATTGAAACAAACTCTGCGTACGGTGCGTTGAAATAAAGCGGCACTGTTCCGACCTCACCATCGCGCTGCTTGGCAATAATCAGCTTGGCGTTGTTTCCTTCACGATGGATCAACCCAACAACATCGGCATCGCGCTCAATCTGTCCAGAATCAGCAAGATCAGACAACCTGGGTGGTCGAGAGTCTTTTTTCTCCCCCTTGACGTTCTCGCGATTAAGTTGCGCCAGCGTCACCATCGCAACATTGTTGTCATAGGCGAGCGACTTCAACCGTTGAGAGACTTCTGCCACCTCGTATGTTCTTTTCTCCTGCTTCTCAGACGGCTTTATCTTCTGAAGGTAATCAACGACGACGAATTTTATCCCATTCTTCATCACCATCCGGTTGACTCGCGATGCGATTTCGCGGATCCCCAAACCATCAACTCCATCAACGAAGTAAAAAGGAGATTTGTTCAACTGGGTCTGGAATGTTGCAAACTTCCCCATCATGTCATCGCTGTAGCTTCCCTTTCGGATCGGCCCCAGTGGAACTCTTGACTTGATGGAGCAAAGTCGGCGCATCACAGCCTCAATCGACATCTCCATTGATACGAATAGACATGGAACTCCGGAAAATCCCGCGTGGCAGAGCATGGATAGCCCAAGTGCCGTCTTTCCTTGGGCTGGCCTTGCCCCGATAATCATTTGCTCTCCGTACTGCAACCCCTCTGTCATGTAGTTAAGCTTCTTAAACCCGGTGTCCAACCCAGAAAGCTGTCCATTTAGATTCATTCTGCGTTCCAAGTCTTCAACCATTCTCGCCCCAGCCATTTTTGAGTCGAGCGTTGGCTTAAATGTCGATTTCTCGATGGAGAGGATGTTTTTCTCAACGAAGCTGACGATGGAATCAGCCTCGCCGCTGCATTCAAAGATTTGTTCGGTCGCCTCAGTGCAGGCTTTGAGCAGATTCCGAAGCTGAAACTTCTGGTTGAGTATTTCGATGTAACTTGGGATGGCGGCGGGTGAAATCGCCTCGTTCTGAAGCCTGAGAATCACCTCCATGCCACCAAACTCCTCTGCCTTTCCCCATGTTTTCAGCTTTTCATGGATCGTGATTGGGTCGATTTCTGACATCTCATCCTGAAGCGCCACCATCGCTCGGTAGATCGCCTCATTTTGGGGGGCGTAGAACACAGCAGCGCCAGCCTTCATCGTCTCCGCGCAGATGTCCAAGCACGATATTGGCGAAAGTAGGATGCAGCCTAAAACACCCGCCTCTGCCTCGTCCGAGTGTGGCGGAAGTCGGTCTGTGATGATCTTCGGCTTTGGCCGTCGTCTTGGATTTGACGAGTCGGCAAGATCGCTGATTGATTGGTTGACCATATCAGTTTTGTGGATTAAACCATCACATCTGAGATTGGCGTAAAAGCTCGGCGTCGGAAAGTTTTGATGGAGACACATGTCCGCTGTCTCCGTTAAATTTCTTCTTTCGGTTCATCCAACCCGTTGCCGCCGACTCCCAATCTTTCATCGGTTTGTTTTTGCCGACGGTCCAGCCGCAAGACTGGTAGTAGTTGAAAAAATCTTCTGCGTCGTCTTTCGGAAGTCCGTGGGCAATGATTTGATCAACGGTTGGTTTGATGAATTTTGCGACCTTAGTCTGGGTTGGTTGTGGCTCTTGTTTTTGGGGTTGTTTAGGTTCAGCCTCCTTCCGCTCCCGATATTTTGATTTTCTTTCCCGCTCGACGCGCTTCTTATCCTCTGACCACCCGAGCGATTGATACTTTTCGTGATTAACCACCAGCCAGCCGCCGTCTGGTAGGGTCTGAAGCCGGCGACCATCGAGAATTTTTGATGTGCTTTGCGGGTCGGGAGAACAAAAAAGCTCAACTGCCTTCTGACATTTTTCCAGAGGTATCCCGGTGATCCGAGATACTCCGCTGAGGTTCTGCCTGACGATTCCATGCCGGTCTTTCAACGCAAGAAAAGTCACCCAGACCTTGCAGGTGTCGCCATCCTCGGACCAGAGCGAAGAGTAAACGATGTCAGCAGCGAGCTTGGTGTATGCGTCACTCATGACTGCACCTCTTTTTTCTTGGAGACGGAGCGGAAGTAAGACCGACGACCAAAATCCTGCATGGCCTCCCGAAGTTCATCGAATCGCTTCACCCGATAACCTTTGAATTGTTCATCGGAATACTCCTCAACCTCCCCAAGCAGCAAGAGTCGTTTGAAACTTTCCTCCAACTCTTCCTCGGTTGCACCATCAAACGGAAACCATTTTCCAGTCGCGGCAGCGGGAGAAATTGGAAACGATCTTTCCTGAATTGCGACAAGCCACATCAAAACGGCGATGTCGTTGACATGAAAAGACTGAAGCCTGTTAAGAAAATCGGAGATAGGTTGATCTTGCATTTCACACACAGAATCACACCTTTGCATCTGGTGCAAGAAAAATGTTTAGCCATTATTTAATTGTCCCGGACATTCCGAGACAGTCCAGCGACCGTCCGGGAAAAGAGACGCTTTTTTTCCCTCAGGCTCAGGCTCAGGCTCAGGCTAAAGAAGAAGAAGGGAGCCGCGGTTGCAGGTCGAGCTTGTCGCTTCGCTCCTTTGAACTTTTTCCGTTGACTCAAAGTTGAACCATGAGACGATTGAAGCCGTGAAGCTCGAAAGTCAAATTTGCCAGGCATGGAAACGGGGTGTGTCGAGCTTCACATCTTACCCACCTACGACCATGCCGGCATCGGACTAAAAATCATGAATCCACACCAAATGGCGAAAGCCCAATGCGACTGTTACCAACCGGACGGAACGTGCCTCGGAATCACAGCGAACGAAAAACTCCAACCGACTCGCTTCCGACCCGAGAACTCGAAATGTCTTTTGGCTGAACCCATCAAACGCTGCCAGCACTTCGAGTCCAGCGTTCTTCCGTACAAGCCGGATGATCGAGACTCCAGACTCGCTGCCAACAAGCAGGCTGATTGGAACGAGGGTGGACACACCTACCGGATTGCCACTGGCTACATGGCGGCAACAGTTCGGCTCTGCCCCCAGTGCAAGGAATCCAAGATCGGAGAAGGTCGAAAAATCTGCGACAACTGCAAATCAGAAAACCGGCGATCAACCAAAGCCGAGTCCGATAGAAAGCGCAAAGCCGAGTCAGGCTCACACAGTTCGTCAAATTCCGGTGTTGATACACAATGACTTACAAGTGCGTTTTTGAGAGGTGGCTATGGTGGTAGCCGAAACCCCCAAAAACGGGGTTAAACTGTGTGAGTAAAAACTTTCAAAAACCGATTACATAATCTCCAGACGGGATGTCCTTACAAGCTTACCCTGCTGAAGTCGTGGAGGACTAACGATGCAATAGCGGTGGAGGAGTATCTCCACGAATCGTTCGGGAAGTACCACGCCAGAGGGGAATGGTTCAAGATACCCGAAGACGTGCTGGCCTCATGGCTTGGCACTCTCGAACCATGACAATTTTTTAAGCATTCTTTTTTCTTCCCGGGACCGTCCCCACGGAGGGGTGGGGGTAGGGGGCTTTTGCCTGACCGAAAAACAATATACCCCCTCTTTTTCCCGAGCCTGGTTTTGGAAAGGTTTTACTCACACAGGTTAACCCCGTTTTTGGGGGTGTGGGCTACCACCATAGCCACCTGTCAAAAA